CTTACCGTAACCTTTCTTCATTTTGCCTTTACCTTTACTGACTCTTTCGCCGCAACTTCCTTTACCGTATTTGTCCATAGTTATTTCCTCTTGATTAGTGTTAATGTTAGTAAACAGAGTCCCATAAATAAACCAACAAATGCTGGCTCTGGTACACTGTTGTATTCTACTGAAAGTCTGTAATCTACTTCTTTCCAATTGTATTGGACTCCTTCGTATAGTAATCCATCGAACTCACTGTATGCCCATTCTGGAATAGAGGGTACAAAGAAATAATTATAATCACTATTTGATGTAATACTATCGCCCCACTCGTATTCGGGGTCTAGTGTAGGTAATGGACGTGTTGTAATTTCGTGGCTCATTTTTTAAATAAAGATGTAAAGATTGAAGCGAACTCTCTAAAGAGTTTAGAAATGAAGTTGTCCTTAGGTAGAAACATCATTACTATAGATATTATACCAATGTAGGCAAATGACATTCCGAGCATATTGTCCTTGTAGTTATCGAATATATATTTAAAAAATTCCATTATTATATTGGTGATACTTGCCGATGTGGATTTACCTCGGCATCCATTGAATCAAAAGGAGTTTCTATTATAGGTAATTGATTATTGACACCTCTGGATTCTGTGCTAGGCTCAGAGGATGAATTATTTTGTTGAGATTGCTTTTTATATTCAGCTTTTTGTCCTTGGGGTTGCTTCTGCCTTTCTTCTTTATCTTTTTCTGAATCGCTTTTAGTTTCTTCTGATGGACTATTTTCTTTGGCTTTGGCTTCCTTTTCTGATTGTTTTTCTGATTTGTCATCAGATGGCTGCTGCTCGTTCTTACCGCCGGTCTCTTGGGATGGTGAAGGTTCGGAAGATGAAGGTTTGGAACCCCCAGAAGAGGGACTTTGATATTGTGAAGGAGCGGGTGCGGCGATAGCTTCAGCTTTTTCTACAAAGTCTTGAGCGGCTTCTACCTTTTCTTGCATTACTACTTGACCCCAATTATTTAAATAATGGAAATCAACAAGGGTATCGATAAACATAGGAACCTCGATACGTTCCTCTATAACATCGTTTGCGACACTAGCTACGAAGACTTCTGTTTGGTCTATCGCAACCGTTGTCTGAGCAACTGCGGCTGTACTTACAGCGACACTCCCGGCAGTTCCTAGTTCACTTACCTTCTGTACAACCGGAAGGTCTTTTATTTTTTCAATAAAAGATTTTTTAAGTTGCTTACTAGCTGACCTAGCTTGCTGTATAGCTTCTTTAGACTGCTCTTTAATTTCTTCAGAACTTTGGTAATCTTTGCCTTCAAGTAATTGAGACAAAGAATCACGTAATTCTTTAAGTTTATCTCTAGCAGTTTTTTTGTCCATTTCATAAAGTTATTTACTTACTGCGGCACTTCCGAAGTAGAAGCTGATTATACTTATAACAGCTGTCTTAATTTCGGGGAGGATAATATATCCGTGAAGAGTTTGGTAAGCTGTACCTTTCATTAGACCAAACCATTTGCTGTATTCTGTGGCAACTGTTACACCTTCGTCACTATGAGCTAAAATGAATGGTGCAATGATTACGCCGAATAGTACGGTTAGTACAATAATTCTTCTAGTCCAAGCACCAAAGGCATCTACCCTAGCTGCTGCTGCATCTGCACTTGCGTCTGATGCTTGTTGTTTTTTAATCAAACCCTCTGTAACTGCTGCTTGGTTTTGTACTAATGTACCAATTAATTTAAAAAGGAATCCACTGGCTCCTCCGCCTAACATTGCTAATAATTCTGTACTCATTTAAGTTCCCTCCATAGTTTATAGATTGATAAAACTGTTAAAGTAATTAGAACTGCTTTAGACACTACACCCAGCATTAGGTCTACATTCTGTATTGTGTCCGTAGCTATCCAGCCGAAAATGCCTACGGATAATCTTTGTAGTGTCTCCTCCATACTAGACTTCCTCTGGTTCTGGGAAGGTGACGCTATTTGTAATAGCTGACTCTTCATCTTCTGTTAGTTCATATCCGTCCACAACTAGTGCATATTTGTCATTAGCAGTTACTTGTGGGTAAGTTCTATAACGAGTACCGCTACCTACTCTGTGGTAAGCGTAGCCTCGTCTAGCACCCTCTGTGTCTGCTCTAGCAATAGCATCGTCTAGTGTTTCGTATACTAAGTAATTAATTGTAATTTCTTCTTCGCTCATATTAATAAATATTGTAATGATTATTTATTTCAGTTTCTATTTCTGTTCTATCAGATGTTTTATCTGTAGTATAAAATACTGCTTCTTTAATATTACCTTCAAGGAATTTGGTACTACTAAGTTGCCCTTGACCCCCTAGTCTTCCCCAGCTTCCTAAATTACTAGTAGCATTATCTCCAGATACTAAAGAAGTTCCATTTGAAAATATTTCTGCTCCATCTGCATCAATTTGGTCTGTTCTTAATACTATAGAATCTGTATAACTTCCACCAGATAAAACACCAGTTACTACTTGTAAATAAGTACCAGTGCTTCTTCTACCAAGCCATATATCATAAATAGCTGTAACACCAAAAACTGCGGAATTATTCTTTGTCGCTCTATGTGCAATGAAACTCCAAAGTGGGGCATTAAGAGAAGTATTGAAATCCATATAGTCATTGACTCCATCAAAGCTAACTCCATCGGAATTTAATCCACCATTCTGAACAATAGTTGGTTGATTACCAGCTGATGCTTGTGTAGCATCATTACCATTACCACTTTGGTCGTACCAAGTTTCTACGAAACCATTTCCTTGGAAAGTGTACAACCCATAATAGTTATTGATGTTGGACTCAATCTTGAAGCGATTGTCTGTTTGGTCTGACAAATAAACAATTACTTCTTTTAGGTGACCATTTAAGAATTGACCAGACTCTCCATTATTGCAACCAATAACTATTTCGCCATCAGCAGCTTCAGCATTATTTACAGTTTGTTGACTACCAGATTGTGCTGAATTTTTAAATCCATCTGCGGTATTAGCTGATTCATCTAGTATATAAGTAAAAAGAAATTGTGTTTCATTTGACCCAACTGAACCAAATGTTTTTGCACTACCTCCTATAGATGAACGAAAGTTAGAACTTACAATATCTGTCCAACTTCTGCCTTGTCCAGTACCACTTTTTTGTGAAATTATAGTTTGAGTACTAGTTATATTATCTGACTCACCTACTAAATTAAATGAAATATCAGTAGATGTAGTCACAGAAAGCCCACTTGAAGAAACTAATCTATCATTAGTTCCATCAAAGTCTAAACCATCAGCAAGCAATGCTCCATTCTCTGCAATCTTTGGTTGGTTAGCAGCAGTCTCTTGAACTGCATTGTTTGACCCAGCTTGGTCGTACCAAGTGTGGACAGTAGCTCCGTGTTCTATAAATTCAAAAGTTAAATTAGAAACATCTACAGTTGTGCTTGCATCAATTAAAAAGACAACACTTTTAAAAGAATTAGTTCCATTGCCAGTAAAAATATATTCAAATGAACCAATTGTTGATAGAACTTTAGTGCCTTCGGAAGGAGTCCAAGAACCTCCGCCATCATTTTGAGTATTAGGTTTTAAAGTAATATTACCACCACTCAAAGTGTTTACTGTTCCCGTAACTTTAACTTTACAACCATCAAAGTCACTAGCTGAAACTAAATATCCAAAAGGATTTTGATAAGTAAGTCTTGATTGAGTTCCCCCATTTGTTCCACTAAATGCAGTATCACTTATGGTTGGGTCACTTGTAAAATGCTTATAAGAGGAATTAATTTCAGAATAAGGAACACTAGTAAAACCACTTACACTTTCATTCAAAAATCCATTAAGGTCAGTAGCAGTTGTGCTTCCACTAGGAGTAGCAGTTACTGGTGAGCTTGCACTTACTTTGTTATCTGAATCAAATCCTACCACTACCTCTTCATCGTCTGAGCTTCTACGAATACGAACTGCACTATTATTGTTTTCAATTATTTGTACATTGCGAAACTCTGCTGTTAGTGTTCCACTATTGCTTCCATTTGAATTTGCTTGAAGGTCTACAAAATTATTAGTACTACCACCATTATAACCAGCATCTATAAAGAAAGGAGTAAATGTTGTAGATGAAGTAGTTATACTGTCTTCGTCAGTACCAGCAGTTGCATCAGATATATCCACAAGTGCTACACCATCTCCATCTGCACCTTGAGAAGTTACCCTAAATTCTCCACTTACTGTGTATTGTTTATTATCAGAAAGTCCTTTAATTCTGCATCCAGCAGAGAATGTACCAGTACCAGAAGCTATTGCTGTAACTGTAATAGTTTCTCCACTAACTGTTACACTTTCAGAATCTGCAACACCATCGGAAAATCTATTAACAGTAAATCCATTACCTATATCTGCTGGGCTTCCACTTGAAGGTACAGTAGCTGGAAAGTTTTCTGTACCATTTACCTCAGTTACTGGTATTCCATAACTAGAGTTTACCTTACGAAGACTATAAGCAGCTGCGGCTGTTGCTACATCTGCTGGTAGTGTATATTCTAGTTTACCGTTTACCCAATCTTCTAATGCACCGCTTTGGACTTGATTAGCTGAGAAGTCTTCTTCTTTATCTGTTCCGTCTCCATCTACATCTCTACGAACTTTGACGACTCTTCCATTCATTGCACCAATGTCTCGCAATGAGTACGCAGCTGCAGCACCACCGAACCTACGAGCTATTCCTAGATCGGTATCTCTACCAGAGTATCCTTTAAGTACGTCCCAAGTTGCCGCCAACTCAGCATCCAAAGGGTTGACTCCGTCAGCTAGTTGTTCTGAAGACATTAGTTAGTGAACTGAGATGCGTGAATCTTTGCGGAAGTACTACCGGAGCGAATGAACTTAGCTTTGACAGCTGCCTCTTTGCTGAAGGTATAACTTCTACCAGCGAATAACTTGTGACCGTTTGATGTTGTGGGTGCACTACCATCGAATGTCATAAATACATCCGCGTCTTGGACATCCATAGCGATATATTTAGTGAGTGCATCGAAGGCATCTGTGTTATCATCGTTTGCTCCAGAAAACAGAACGCCACCAGCGGTAGCATCAACTGTCAGTCTGTGGTCATTAGCTGATCCACTTGGTATAGGATAAAGGTTAGTTACGAATGAATTTGCCATATGAGTATTTTACATTAGTTGTCAACGAGATTGACGGTTGA